ATTAGCGGGAAAGCAAGTTTTTTCATACCAGGAACGAAGGGCGAAAAGCAATTCTCTGCCTTGAGCAAATTCTTTGCAATAAGGAATTACCACCGTTGTGTGGTCCTGGGCTTTTTTCTCCAGTACTGGCGATTTATCAGCAACAGCACCACTTGCCTGTACTGCTCTGGATTCATTAACCTGTGTTTCCGCGGTTTCTACCGTTTTCACTTCTTTCACGTCTTTAGATTTAGACGCTGTTTTTTTTGTTGTCATAGCTTTAAATTTTAATTCAAGACAAAATTATCTCTTGTACATTGATTGTAAAAGGACAGAAAAAAGGCGTATGCCAAAGCACACGCCTCTCACCACATAACCTATCCAAAACCAAATCACAATCCACTACCACCGGAACCGGCAGTCAGGCCCAGAACTGCATTAATTTCTGCACTATCAGTTGCAGGAATCAAAGACTTATCGATGTGCCCGATAGTGGCACCGCGCAACGAGCTTGCGAGGTTAAGCGTATTCTTCGCACCTTCCTTGCTGTCCTGGCTGTCAGCCTTAGACATCTTCAATGGAGTGCACGGTGTGCCTGCTATCTTAGCGTCATCACCGGAACAATCCATGACGATGGCTCCCATGTCCTCATTAATATTGTTATTAACAAACTCATCCAGTTCAACACCTGTACCCGGATGTTCAAAATCCACATGGTGGATAAAACCACGCGCATCATCTTCACCCTCACTCGTATGATAGATGTTGATGGTGGAGTCCGTTGCATAAACAGCAATAGGCTTCTTGCCTGTTGCCATCTTGAACTTGGTTACACGCACTCCTTTCTCATCGCGCTCGTGTTCAGCTACATCTTTCCACAGAAAAAGAACAATAAACGACTTTTTACCCTTCGGGCGACCGGCATTCGATGACTTCTTAGGCACCGATACCATGCTATATCCGTTATCAGCCATAACTTACCTCATCATTTTATAATTAAAGACCTCCACTTTGCGAATCGGAAGAACTTCCCGATTCTTCCGATCCCAGTGCCAGTTTATTAACTAATTCTGTCGGCAAATAAGCAAAAATTGCTTCTGCCAACCAGAATCCCACACCTTCACGCCATTCTCCGTATATCTTGGCCGCATAATCCTGAGTAGCCATACGCAATTTCTGATTCTGAGGATTACGAGACATCAAATGACGGAAATTCTCTTTAGGAGTAATGAAGAAAGCACCGGAACCACGCATTCCCTCAAGCCCCTCAAATACAAATTTCGTGTAATCAACTTTCACCTTTTCACCATCTTCGTTCTTGGTAGTCTTATACTTATCACGATAAGCACGGGAATATTTCAGAATGAAATCCGGGTCAGCATGAATAGTCAACTTCTTATTCTTATAAAGTGGAGCTACCTGATCAACCGCATTCTCCACATCCGTCACAAGTGTATCTCCCGTCCCAAAGGTTTTACCGTCAAACAACAAGTTAATACCTTCTTTATTACCACCTTGTTTGATACGGCACAGTTGTGTAAGATAACCGTCTGGTTCGCATCGTTTGCTATGAACTTGCCATCTTCACCCTGTGTCGGTTCCTGATACTGTCCCACAGCAAAAGCCATTTCACGCTCTTCATCCAATTTGGGTTTAACCAACTGTTCAATGATATAACGTACAATAGGCATGTCTTTCGGATCAAGATTTTCATCATACAGATATCCAAGAACCTCATCGATCAAGTCAGAAGGGATAATCTCAACATTGATCTTCATCGGGTACTGCTTGATCGTCAACGGAGTAAACTTCGTTTTGCCTTTAGGAGTCCATTGCGGTGTAAATGATTGCAAAACAGATGTGATATGAGAGTGCGTCGCACGTACCTCAAATTTATCTGTAATCATAGTCGTCATATACTGAAGGGATGAAGTTGTTCCCATCAGCGAACGAAAAATCTCCATCTTTTGAGAACTGATATAACGGCCAAACTCTTTATGCAGTTCTTCCGTATCAATGGTGTCATTTCCCGTATATGAAGCAGCTTCCGGACGCCCATAATGAGCAGCTTCAAGATATTTGTTCATGTTCAGCGACATGTCCGGCTTAAACGTTTTCGTCATATCAGTATTTCCTTCCACATGAATACCTGCATCCTTAGTCTCCTCTTTTCCCAACTTGGCAATTTCAGCATCTTTCTCTGCTATCTTAGCATCTAAAGCTGCAATCTTCTCACGAGCCTCTTTCAGTTCCTTGGCATTTTTATCACGATCTGCCTCCAGCTGCGCCTTCACTTCATCGGTAACGGCTTCCTCAGCAACCTTACCACTTTTTTCAAATTCCTCCAGGTCTTTTTTAAAGACTTCGAGGAATGTTTTACCGTACTTTTCTTCCAGCTGCTTTTCCTGCATAGAAAGAAGAACAGACTTACCATTCTTGTCTTTCGCAAACGCAGAGATATTCAGGAATGAAAGTACCACACTCATCACTTTTCCAAACATAACCTTACGATTTAGAATTAATATATTCGTTAATACATGCCTCTTGAGGTATTTCTTTTGCCCGCCGGATTGCAAAGTCTACAGTGCC